AATGTTGTTCAGGATCGTTCTACCCGCGAGCAAGAGATATTCAACAGAATACGGGCTACGCAAGAAGCTGAAGAAGAGCGAGATCGTCTTGCTTTGGAAGAAAGGTTGTTTAACCAAGGCAGATTAGGCGTAAGAACCTCCATGTTTGGTGGCACATCAGAGCAATTAGCTTTGGCTCAGGCTCAAGAAGAAGCTAGAAACAGGGCTTCACTGGCGGCTATACAGCAAGCTCAAGCAGAGCAAGTGCAAGATGCAAGACTTGGCACTCAGTTGCTGGGTGCGGCGTATTTGCCAGAGGCTCAACTACAAAACACCTTTAGAAATGCTTTGACTGCCGCAGAAATCAATCGACGCGCTAACCAGTTTGGCACTGGTTTGTTTGCCGAGTCCTCTATAGCGGGCCTAGACGCCCTTTTGGGGTCAGGTATCGGTCAGGCAGAGCTGATGGGTAGGATTGGCACTAGCTTGCTTTCAGGCGCTATGGGTGGCGCTGGTGGCGGTCAGGGCGGCCTAGGCGACATTATTGGCGGGGCCGTTGAGGAATATGGGCCTGATATTTTGAAACAGCTTGGCATTATTTCGTAAGGAGGCCAAAAATGGCTTTAACACTTAGTTCAGCAGCACGGCTTGCCAACCCTAACTTTGGCAACATTGAACAGCTAGGCCAGAATATTGGCTCTTTATCTGCCAGAAGGCGGCAGCGAGGTATGCTGACTGACCTGCTTGGCCCTGCATTAGACCCAATGGCTACGCCAGAGCAGTTGCAACAGTCTGCTATGGGTGCTTTGAACATGGGGCAGCAGGACTTAGCTTTGCAACTCGGTGGAATGGCGTCACAAGCTGCTGAAAGAACGAAATTAGAGGCGGCTCGAAAAAACCTTGAAAGAGCTGCGATTGCAAAGGCAGGTGCAGGTACCGAAATTGCCTCCGCTCTTACAGGTGCGGATATTCCGACCTTGAGAGAGTACTTGATGGGACAAAGCGAGCCTTACACGTTAGGCCCCGGCGAGATAAGACTTAGGGGTAGCACGGTTATAGCGAGAGGCGCAACACCACCGCCAGATATTGGAACCACCATATCAGAGTGGATAAGCCCGGATAATCCAAATGAAGTGGTGTATCAAACCGTTCAGTCTAAAACCGGCCAAACATTGCAACTAGGGTCTAATACACCCTTAACGCAAGAACAACTTGATGGGCTTCAAAGAAAGCCAAAGCCAAGCCAATCTATTAGCGTAAGCACCGCACAGAGAGCAGACGAGGCTTATGCGGTAGAAGCCGCAGAAGGACAGGCAGAAAAGGATCTGGAAACAGTGAGACTAAGCGATACGGCGCTTACCACCCTAAATGATATTGCGGAAGCCCGCGCAGTATTAAGCAGAGTTGATGGCGGCGACATACTTGGATTTGCGGCAAAAGAAGCAAATACCGTAAAAAAAGCGCTAGTTGGTTTAATGGGGGCGTTGGGCGTATCAGAAGACAATAATGTTTATGAAAGTCTTGTAGCTCAAACGTCCGCTGTAGACATGGTAAACGTGTTTACACAAAACTTTGTTAGGCCAAGAATGGAAGCAACAAAAGGCGCTATTACAGAAAGAGAGTTTGATGTCTTTATGGCTTCTGTGCCAAATCTCCTTCAGACAGAGGGCGGCTATAAACAGGTTTTAAGGTACATGGAAAGGGCTGCTACAGCACAGATTCTTCTTTCAAATCACTTGTCAGAAAATATGCAGAGCGGGAAAAAGGCTAGAGCGGCAAGAAGGCAGTGGGACAGCTTCAGCAGGCAGTTTCCTACAGTGGGTCTTAGCACGATTGCGATGACTGACTTGTGGAAAGACTTTAAAAAAGATGGCTTTGATAAAAACAAGGCTCAGTTTGAATTTGACCACCCAAACGGTCAAGAGAGGGTGATACAAACATACGAACAGATTACAAAGCTCGCAGCGGGAAGAAAACCTCCTATTTCCACAGTGGAGCAGCTACGCCGACTTTTTGAAGGCAGAAATGCTGCTTACGTTTCTTCTTCTTCAATTTCAGGAAGTTGATTATGTCTGAATACGATCCACTGCTAGACCCGATTTTTCAGCCAACGCCTGAAGAGCTATTGGCCTCACCTCAAGAATTTTCTGATCCGTCAAATACTCCGAAGCCGCGTTTGCTGACGGACGATGAAGCGTTACAAGTGTTAAACGATATAAATGCGGAAGAAGACGAAAAAGAAAATAGGGCTACATGGTCTGAAGTCACAAAGTCTGGCCTGCTGAGGGCTGGCGCGGGAATACCACAAACTTTCATTGCTATAGCAGAAGGCGCAGGGCTTAGAGAGCCGGGGTCTACGGCGAACTTTACTAAACAAGTCCTTGCTTTGGAGCAGATGGGCGATATGGATATGCTCCAAGCAATTACCAGGGAAGCGTTAACGGATATTTTGCCTTTAGTAGCAGAGATTTATGCGACTAAAGGTGCAACCTTGATGCAAGGAATAAAACGAACTGCCGGAATTGGCGCTACAGGCGGGTATTTCCGATTTATAGACAACCCAGATCAAGCGGCGGCAACCAGCTTAACAAGATTTCTTAATACTGGCACAAACAGCATATTGGGGCCGTTATTTTTTACAGCGGGAGTAGGGTTGGGAAGAGGTTTTAGCTATCTAACAGGTGGCAGGGGAAAGGCTCGGGTAGGAAGCTCGGATATTATGCCTGACTCAGCAACCCGTGAAGCTACTGCCGAAACTATTGAAAGGGCTAATCAAGAGGGAATAGTCTTATCTCCTGGCGCTGCATCAATGAACCCTGCTGCGATTGCGAAAGAACTACAGCAAGGCGGCAATTATTCAGACGAAATGATAGCGTACCTTTCGGAAATAATTGGGTCAAACGCAAGAAATACCGATGAACTTATTGATGAGCTGGTATCCAGCATCGTCCCAGAGGGAAAGGGCTTTATACACAGAATTATTGGCGATCTTTATGAAGCGTCTAACAGGGACTTGATGCCGGTAGATGTCTTTAAAAGGTTCCAAGAAAATCCAATTATTGAAGATATAATTAGAAAGACGTTAGGAAAACCCGCAGACAAGGCTGCATACGAGTTATACGAGCCTACCTCAGTTGGTAGATTCCACTACTTGATAGATCAAGTGCAGAAGCAAATTGATGATCTTGGTGGAAAAGGAGATGTGGCGAACAATCTGATTAATCTCAAAAACTCCATGTTAGAGGCCGCAAAAGCCGCCTCCCCTAGATATGCAAAGGCCAACGACTTTTTTCAGCGCGAACAGACCGCTCTCGCGGTTGAAAAGGCGCTAAAGACGAGGGGTGACGCAACATTTATTCCTTCCACAAATTCCGCTATGGACTTTGTTTCTGCGTTTAATGGCACTGAAGCTAAAAAAGAATTGATTTTTGGCATAGAAAATTTAAGCGACCCAAAACTCAGGAAAGAAGCCTTACAAAGAATGGATTTCCTTCTAAAACTAATACCCCAAGTAAGCAAAATGGAGTCAACGCTAAAGAGTCTTTTAGGCGGGACTGATGATCTTGCGGCCAGAAGAGGCGAGCTTAAAACTGGCACTCTTTACACTCTTGACAACCTCCTGAATCAAAACAACAGAGAGGCGTTTGTCAGGTTTATGCTTGACCCATCAAAGTCAGCAGAACGGCTGCGGGAGTTAATGCCACCAAGGAATGCAACGTCAGAGGAAGCAATTAGGGCGTTTTCTCTGATTGCTAGTGATGTGCTTGCTGAGCCAGCCGTTGAGTCGATATATGACGTTCCATATCGTGCGGAAGACCAGAAGACGCTGGAAACAAGCAGTATCCAGAGTAGGGCTAAAACTTATGACCGTTTATTACGCTCTGGTCGGCTTGAGGAGTTTATGGCGTCAAATCCAGAGGCTTATAAGACACTGAAGGCGGCAAGCAACGCTCGCGCTATAGCCTAATCCCAACTAACGAACTCTAACCACCCTGCTACACCCGCCGCCCTGTCATTCTCCATACGGGCGGCTTCTGCCTTGTAATGCTTGGCGATTTGCTTGGCTTCTTTCACCATCCTCTTGCCCAGCATGATGTCCTCTACTTTCTCCCTCAGTATCTCCAAGGCCCCTTCGCCATAGGTGTCTATGTAATGACGGTAAAAGTAATCAGGGTTGCTGCCAAACCTCTGATGACAGCCGTAACAGTGAGCAAAGGCGTTCATAGCATCGTATCTGACACCCTTCTTGGCCCGGCCAAAGTAATGGCTACAGTGCAGGCCCATGCTGTTTTCTTCGTATTTCTTACCACACCCCTGGCAAGTAAAGTCATTTCGCATCCTGACGCACCGGCTAAACCAGTGGTCTGCTGCTGTCCGCTTTAATCGCATTCTTTTGGCCCCGCATAACGGATTATTTCCAGAGGCTTCTCATCCGCATCCTTGAGCGGTTTGGTACTCAGATCCATCATTATGGCTACGTCTTCCTCTAATCGCTTTGCCATAGATTCTGCGGCTTCCACGGCTAGTTGTGCGTCATTCTTCATAAATCATCCTTTATTGATTGTGGAAACGGGACGTATATCCCCTTCTTCTCTGAGAGCCACCGTACAAGCACCTCAGCGGCTTCGCTGAGTTCCCTGCCGGTTAGCTTGGTGGTAGACGTTTTTTGGTACATGGCCTTAATGATGGGCTTGTAGAGCATTTCCTTGACCAGCCCTTCTGTAAACGGGACTTCTATCTGGTCATTAAAAGGGTGCTTGTTCGAATACCCAGCATCGTTGAGTTTCTCTGCCATCTGCCTGAACCATAGATGCATGGCATTGTTCTGCCGCTCAGTCCTGCCTGCTGGCTTGATTGAGTACAGGAGATGATTGCCCTGGCTGTACTGATCTTTTAAGAACTTTATGAAAAACTCTAAACTATCCTTGGTATCTACAATCCATCTATGCCCGTCCATTTTCACCCCTAAGACACCCGTTCTTCTTGTATCCATTCCATCAAAGCACCTAACGGCCTCAAGTGTTCCCGCCCTACAAACCAGCCAGAACCATGTCCTAGGTCTTTGTCCACCATCACCTCTTGGGCCTGCGTAACGCCGATACAACCCGGTATATCAAACAAGTCATCTTCTTCTGTCTTGCAAACCAGCACCGCTACCTGCCAATCAAACTTTGAGTGCTTTGCGAAAAGCAAATTACCCTTGGGGGAAAACGTACCCTTCACCTGTACCCGTAGTTCTTTTTTCCCGCAATCCACATAGATGTCAGTGCCTAAATCTGGCCCCATCTCGCTAAAGCCGTGACTCATTCCTAACGCCTTTCTAACAGCAATTTCTGAATGAACACCTAGCAGCTCTACGTCCAAGTCCGATCTATTGGTATCCACCCTCATGCTCGGTACGCCAGTGGCCCGCGACATATGAGAAGCTGTCCTAGCCATGCGGATAGACATATCAAGTTCTGATGTCTTTAGCCTGACTTTCATGTATTTTCAGCCCAAATAAAAATGTCAATGAAATCAAGAATATGCCCACTTGGCCCACTTGGCCCCACTTCTGGGGGGCCGCCCCCTAAAACAGGGGCAATGTGGGCAATGTGGGCAAACCGATGATTTTGTTGAAGTTTTTTTATCGCCACTTTTCGCCCTGCCAACGGTAATGTTTTGCATTGTTTGTAGGATTTCTTCTAAGTGTCAATATGTTGTTTTTCAGCAAATCCATGCAGTTTCGGAGGGTCTTTTTGGTACATTCGTTAGGGTTTAAATCTTCTTCATTCAGCATCCTAAATAGTTCAGCCTGACTGTATTCAGCACCGCCCTTCATTACAGACTCAAGGAACAATACTTCGTCTTCATATTTGGCAAATGCCTTGCCGACATTGATCTGTGCCATCTGTTTCTTCTTCAGACCGCTGATGTCTTCATCGTCAAGAAACTCAACAGAATCTACGGACTCCTCGTAACCAACCGTTTCTTTGGTCTGCTTGTATCGGAACCCGCCAGAAAATGAAATTTGCTTACGATCCTTTTCGTTAATCACCAAAAGCTCTTGGTGGTCAGCAAACTTGTCGTTGAGGGGGTCAAGACCAAACATATTGTCTACGTCAGCCTTTAAATCGCCTACGCCTTCGTAAATCAGGCGACCATCTAGCGACCGATGCTTATTGCAGTGACCCAGAAGGATGACAGTGCCACCTGATGCAGCGAACTGCCTGAAGACATGAAGAATGTCCCGCATATCGCCTTTGTTCAGGACAGGCGCAAACTTCTTCAAGGTGTCACAAATCACTATTTTGCCGTTAGCATTGCCCTCAAGGCGCATCATGTTCAATATACCTAAGGCATCCTGAGTGGTGCGTAAGCCAGGGTCTTGGCTTGTGGCTAGGGTAATCATCGACATACCATGCTTCTGGCCCATCTTTGCCTTCTGAACCACGCCCCTGGCCCCGTCATCTTCGTTGAAATAGATGACATCTGAGCCTTTGATTAGGTTGTTGCGGATGGACTTAAACAGGCTACCCAGCACCCAGACCGTCTTACCGGCCCCAGAAGGCGCGTAGACGAGCGTTACGGTTCCGGTCGTAATCATGCCTGAGATAACTTCGCGTTCGTTAGCAAGCCTCTCCTCAAGCTCTGCGATGCGGTGGTTGGTTGCCGCCGCCTGTAATCTGGCTAACGATGACATCGGTTGTGCGTGACCGTTGACTCCTGAGTATCTTTCGTAATCTTCGTAGCTCGCCACTGGCGGCCTAGCTTCGTTGAACTCTTTTATCTTATTCATTAATTCATCGTCTTTATCCACAATGTGCGTCCTCCTCGACAACCTTGTATCGCCAAGCTGAGTTATTCTGTAAGACTTTCACAAACTCTTGAAGTTTTTGGGCATCCATGCCGCGTAACTTCTCACCCTTACGGAAAGCGCCGTGGTACACCAGACACCAGTGCATCATGTAATCCAGATCGTCAGCAGAAAATGTCCTGATCCACTTGGTAGAAGCCTCAGACCACATACCTTGCGACCGTAACGCATCTAGCACCTCGTCTTGGGTGCAACCCGAAAAGCAATGCACAAGGATTTTGTCATCCGCGTCCGTGATTGACAGGCTGGGGCTTTTGTCATCATGGGCTGGGCAACAGGCGGTATATCTGAACTGGCCTACTTTTTTAAATTTTGGAAGGTTTGATAGCTTATTCAGAACTGAAGCAGGGCTTTCTCTTTCTACGTCCTTACGTCTTTCCCCGAACGGGCTAAAGCCTAGCGGCCCATCTTTGTGTTCCACTTGATTCCCTTTTCGTTGAGCGGAACCTATAACTCTGAATCAGCCACTCCAGCTTGTCAACAAGTTGCTTACCTTTTTTAAAGATCGCTAGGCTTGTAAACTTGCGTTATCTTGAGTTAAAATCCGTTGAGGTCAACAAAGGGGGGAGGAGTATGGCCGATAAAAGCAAAGGTGAAGTAGAAATCCACGGCAAGGTTTATCTAACTGTTGCTAGAAGGATCGATGATTTCAGAAAGTCGGAACAGTTCAAAGGCTGGTCAATTGAAACGGAGTTGGTTAGTGCTGAGGACTCGATGGTCGTGATGAAGTCAACTATTCGAGACAGCGATGGCAAGGTTGCAGCTACTGGATACGCTGAAGAAAACCGCAGTTTTGGGAAGATTAACAAGACCTCTGCGCTAGAGAATGCTGAAACGTCAGCGGTTGGCAGGGCATTGGCATTCCTAGGGCTAGGCGGTAGTGAGATAGCCAGCGCCGACGAGGTATCTACAGCGATTGCACATGGTTCGGTAAAGGATGCAATGGAGCCGATCCTGCAGCATAACGAGGCAGCTAGGGAAAACTTCGATTCCATTTACTTCATCAAGGAATACATCAAAACCGGCGATGTTGCTGGAGTTGCACAGATATGGCTTGAGTTGTCTAACGACATCAAAGAAGCCTTATGGGTTGCCCCGACAAAGGGCGGCGTATTTACGACAGAGGAGCGGGCTTTCTTAAAGTCTGATGAGTTTGCACAAGCGAGGAAAGAGGCAGCATGAGTGAAGAAAGAGATTTCGTAAACGGCATGATTGTTAAGAAACCTAATAGTAATGCTCCAGATTGGGTGAAAGCCAAGGTGTCTATCAAACTTGATGACTTCAAAGGTTGGATTGGCGGATTTGTCAAAGCCAACCCTGATGACGAATGGATCAACATCGACATTAAAGAATCACAAAAAGGCACCTGGTACGCCGAACGTGATACATGGAAGCCTGAGAAAAAGGATTCCGCCCCCGCAGCCAAAGCAGATGATGATCTGCCGCCCGGCTGGTAACATTAACCGCCGCCGCGTGACTCCTGTAGGCGGCACTTTTGCCCAGACCCCAAGCTCTGGGCTTTTTTTGAGGTAACAAAATGCCAAACATATCTGAAAAATACATCCAATGGCGCGAACTGGGAGCCATGTTTAACGCGCATCAGGCCCCGAGCATAATTAAGGTGCTTGAAAGCAACAACATTCCATATTTTACGGATTCTTCTGGAAAACCTATTGTTGAGCGTTCCGTTTTGGATAAGTCTTATGCAGAAACTGCGGAGCGAGAGGCAAAAAGGCAGGCGGTAGAGAAGTCCTTGAAAGAGGGTGGCGACACTACCAGCGCAGTTGAAGCGATGGATAACATGGACGCCGCGATTAGCGAGTTTCCTACCAGCGTCACGATCCAGCCTGAGTGATATTCCCCAGTCCCTGATGGTACTTCACGTTTTCCAGGTGTTGTGCCATCACTTCTTCTTTCGATTGGCCTTGATACTCGACCGCCAGCCTCATATCTAACAGGGCGGTATTCAGGCTTTTAGTCTGGAAACCGTCACCTTCCTGTTTGTAGATTGAGGCTAGCACCCTTCCGAACTTGCCGCGTTTATCGATATACGTCCTGAGCATCACCGTACAGCCCTCTGGCAGTTCGTTTTTCAAGTAATCCTTGGCTAGGTTGCCAAGTGCTTTTGTCTCTACAGTGCCGCCTCGCGTCTCTGCGGTGTCGATAGCGAACAGCCTGACACTTTGCTTCAGCATAACGCTGAACCCTAAGTCTATAAGGCAAACTACACTGTCGCCGTCGATTATTCGGGATATTTGGGCCTTGTAGGTATACATGGGGCCTCCAGGTGAAGGGCAGCAATTTCATCTACAGGGGCTGCCAGGACCTGCCAACTGGTGAGGGAATCACCACAGATGCTCACAAGTATGGCCCAAAATAGCCATGCTTTGCAATCGTTGCAAAATGTGGCTGTTTTTAACCTTTACGCTATGAAAATGAAAAATTGCCGCTAGCGAGTTAATGCCTAAGCACAGGTTAAATTTATATCGGACACAGCCAAGCCGATTAAGGACGCGGCAAAATCAAACTATCAAATAGATTGTCATTCCGAAAGCCAGAAAACACAAAACTCCAGAAACAAAGCGAACCATCCCTAACAGCGCCTTCTCTGTCGCGTTGCTATACATTAATCGCCTCCTCTAATGGCTGAACAAGCCGATATATATTGCCCTCGTAAGTCGTTTGCCTTGGGCCTACAAAGCTGGGTTTGCAGTAAATCTTTTTCTGATACTGCGGGTGATGCCTATATCTTGGGTCGCTTAGTGTTTTCCAATGCCCTCGCCTACGGTGAGGCTTGGGCGATGCGTGTGTTCCACACCCCGGCTTTTGCGTGGCTGGCATTCTATCTAAAAACAAGATATTTGGCCCGCTTGCGGCCCGCCACGGCTTTCCTTTATTTAATGGGCTTTTTTTCTTTGGCCCCGCTTGGGAGTTGACTGGCGCTACCTCAACCAAATGTTTGTCGCCGTATTTCGCATAAGCCCATGTTGCCAAGCTGGTTTCGTGTAGGTGGGTGGCGTGTTGTTCTAGGCCCGTGAGTTTTTCCCCCCAATATTCTAAAGTTTCATGGGCTGATATTACCGTGGTTCGGAAGAGAGCATTGTCATCAGGACGTAAAAAAGCCCATCCCTGCCACACGAAAATAAACGGATCTCCTTCATAAGCGCAGAGCATCACCAAGTACTTTCCACGGTGGTCATCCATGACATCTGCTACGTCAAATCCGCCATAGCTTGCCTGGCCGTCAAATAAATTCGCAGGGTAATCTTTTAAACAGGTAAGATCCGGTCTTGTAGCATCCAAAAAACACCCCCAGACCCTTGATGTGTAATTTATTATCCCGTTTTGACTAGTCATTTTCCCGCTATTACGGAGTTGCATGGCCCACTCATTAAACACCGGTTCTGGCGCTTGTTGGGTGTAACCATTTTTTTCTAGGTTTTGAGCAAACTTACCAACCGGGGTTTCATCAAAAAGATTCTCAGTCATAGAAATTAAAGGTTCATCCATAGACATTTCGATAAGTTTATGAAGGTTGGTCGTGTCGCCAAGAACCCTTTTCCCTCCGGTTAAGGCGCGTCTAACAATATCTGCGTCTGGTCGTTTCATAAGTAGTCGCTCACGCAAACATCAGCATTGCTGGCGTCCTCCTCACACAGATCCATGATGTAATCAAAGTTAATCATGGGCGTGATGTTTACCGGCCCCTCCGCGCCAGCTATGCGGGTGGTTACCCTAACAAGCTCACAGGTCTGGGGTTCCGCGTCACCGTCACCCGCGTTAATCCGATAGGAAACCTGGCAATCTAGCGTGATGAAATCCGCGTCTAATTCACAATCGAACGTGTGAGTGCGGTCATATAAACTAGCTACACCCATATCACACCCCCGCCTTTATGCTGTGCTGTACCGCTTCCAGGTGCATCAGGGCCAGATCTAGCCCCACCTCTTTACCGCGCAGGTAGCCCTCTCCAGCTCTATCTTCCTGAGCCATAGCTTTCTGCAGCTCTAGCAAGGTCGTTTCATGCAGCTCTTTCACTCGCCTGATAGACCAATCAACCGAGCTTAATAGATCAAACCTTTCACTAGTATTCATTGCTTTACCCCCTGTAGTTGATCGGCAATAATGCCGATATCGCGGATTGCCATGCCGACAGTATTAGACGGGTTACATACCTTACTAAGCCATTTTTGGGCAGCCTCCAAAGAAGCTATTGCCTCTGTAATCCTGAACTGATTTAACTTCGCTATGTCTTCAGGCGCTATAACGGGGCTTGATTCGTAATCAGTAAGCTTTGCGGGCAGTTTTTTCTCTTTAATCAGTTCCGCGATATCCTTGGCCCTCCAGAAACGCTTCCCCCCAATTTTTACAGGCTCCGGAAAGATGCCCTGTTTCACCCAGCGCCAGATAGTTACCTCATTGACGCTAAAGATAGGCGGATGCTTGCGGTTTTTGTTTCTAGTAAATGACAGATCCTGAATATTAAACATCTGCATTAATCCTAGGCTCAAATCGTAAACATTTGCATTATCCGCTACTGGATTAAGTGGCTTTTCCTGAACGTCTGGGAACAACTGCCGCGCAATCGTCCGAACGTCCTCCGCGTGTACTAAATCCAAGCTTTTGAATGTGTCGTGTATGTGACCGTAAACAGCGCTTACCTCACTTGAAAGCAAGTGGGGGCAACAGGCGCTAACGTACTTCTCACTAAATGAGTCCATGATTTCCCTCTTTTCTGTTGTTGAAATGTCAATGTTGAAAATGCCCCGCCAATAGCGGCGAGGCTTTTCAAAGTTTAACGATGTTTGCTGTTTTACTCAATGCCTGATTTAAACAAACCCTCAAGCATTTGATAGGCGGATAACTCTCCGTCTGTGTCGGGGCCGTGAGTCATACCTGGCGAGTAAACCCCACCCAGAGATGACAGCGCGCGGTATTCTGGCGAGGCTTGTCCGCCGTGATAGTCGGTGTAAAACCAAAAACCACCCACCACTACATCCGCGAGCGTGAATTCTCCGAACTCGCCAATATCCAGCCATGTGCTGATAGATTCATGTTTGGTGAGTTGATCTGCGAGTAGGATTATGCCGCGCGTTGTTTTGTGATAGTCGCCGCTATACGCGGCCGCTAGAATGTTGTTAAACAGCGTTTCAAATTTCATGCCGCACCCCTGTCTAATTCTTCAAACCACTCATACACGACAACCTCGCCGACTATGTAGGCGTACATATTCACCACGGACTCAGGGCTTGAAAGATCGGTGTGAACCTCTCCGAAATTGCTTTGCTCATAGTCTTTAATGATGTCAATTACCTCAAAGGCGCGGTCGCCTAGCCATTGTGTGGCTTGATATGTGCCTATGATGTAGTAATCCTCATTAAAAGCTTCGTGATGTAATTCTGACGGCTCAAAGTCTGAGCGTGTACCGTCTAACCACTGTTGCCACGGGCGGTTTTCGGTCAGGTAGTCTTGGAAGTGTGACGCGATTTCATCTTGCTTGTAGTACATGGTTCTTTCCCCTTGTTTAGTTGATGGGATAATTCCCGCAATGCCCCCCAATGAGGGGCATTACGTGAAGTATCTATTCTCCGCGCATATCAACCGTTACAGAATGCGCCACGTTATGTTCGTTATAGGCTTTTACCAAATCATTGCGCTGCACTTCGCTATCAGCAAATGATTTTGTAGTGAGAATGATGCGACCGTTTTCACGATGCACCCATCCGCGCCAACCGCCCGCTAGTGTTTCGCGTTTGATTTCTACTCTTTTAAAATCGCCCATTACTTATTCCCCTTTATGTTGTCTACTTCAAAAACGATTGCTAGGAATACTGCAAGAGACAGGGCAAACAAGCCCAAGCCCCAGAGTATATTTGTACCGTTCATTGTGTAAGCGCCGTGCATGGTCAAGCCAGCCCCAGTGAATAGATAGGTGGCTAACAGGAACTCGTAGGTGCGGAATTTGGTTTGTGTGTTCATGGTTTCCCTTTTCAATTGTGTTGGTGTTGCACCTGAAAACCCCAGCAGCCGAACTGGTCTGGGGTTGTGGGTCTGGGTTGGCTCACTTAAACAATTTTCGTGATCTACCGTCTAGCCTCCCCTTTCGGCGTCTAATTTCCATCGCGCAGTAATGCGCCTCGTCTGCATACTGTCCGCATTTCGTATTTTGCGGATTTGCGGCCATTGCATTAATGCAGTCAGCGTGAACATAAAAAAGCGAATCTAGATCGCGCTGCCGGCAGAGCTTCATGTATTCACTGTGCCATTGGTGCTGTCCGTATGTGTATTGCATGATTTTTGTCCCCTGGTTTGTTGGTATCAGTGCCGCTGCGCATCTGATAGGTACTATATTACCAGTATTGCAAAGTTTGTAAAAGATTACGTTTTCATAAGAACATTAGCTGGTTATAACTTTTTTTGTGGGGTATCGGCTGGCTCTATTGGGTACTATATCCACCCTCACACTTCCACTTCCCAACTTCCTTGTTGCTAACAAGTATCTTCCTTGTTCGGAACAAGTAACTTACTTGTCGTGAACAAGTATCTTGTCAGTGAGTACTTACTAACAACTTACTTGTCGCAAGCAAGTATCTTACTTGTCAGGAACAAGTAACATGGGGGGATGGGGGAAATTTTTTTAATTTTTATTATTGTACCCACCCACCCACAAAAAAAGCGGAAACTGGGGGGTATTGCATTCCTCAGATACTTGTATAGGATAGGGAGGGAAAGGCGGGCTAAACTACATATTAATTTTGAGGAAAGAATCATGGCTGAAGACCATACAGTTGAGTACAAGTCCATTGATTATTATTCGATGTGCGAGAAGTCCAAGGCAAAGGTTAAGGCTATGCAGGATGCGGGCTTTTCTACGCCTTATGATGCTAAATCTACCCCTGAAGAGACTGAGATGCCCAAGATGGGTGGTTATTCCGTCATTATGATGGGTAAGTAATGCAGCCACCTACGCTGGCGGTTCGTTTTGTTGTCAGTGATAGGTTGCGTAGGGCGATTAACTTCCATTACGGCAAACCGGGCAAGGCTAGTCGCAAGGAAGTAAAGAGTTGGCTTTGGCAGTATGGGCATTCAAGGGATGATGAGATATTGTCTGATTTATACCTTGAAGAAGAAAATATGATGGGTAAGTGAAGGAGATAAATCATGGCTGCACCAGCAATAATCATGGCTTTTATCAGCAGGAAGGGATTCCAAAAGGCCGTAGAGAAGTATGGCAAAGCAGCCGTCAGGAAGGCTCAACAAGCAAGCAAAAAGGTTGATGACGCGCTAGATAAGGCCCAAGGCGTAAAGCCAAGTAGTCCCGGACGAAGAACCGACAGCATAATTGTTGGAAAAAAAAGGGTTAATGCCGCGCAACGTGGTGCTACGACAAAAGGCGCAGCAATAGGCACTGCTGGCGGGTATGCTGCTGGCGCAGGCAACAAATCAGATTATTCTGCTGCTAATGTGGATTTATCTGGCGGCAAGGGATCTTTGCCATTAGCTGACATGAGTCAAAGCATTGACGCAAGAGGTGACGATAAAGGTATGCGTTACTTTCAAGGCGGCAAAGAAGTGAGACTGCCAAAGTAAGTGGATGACTGCCCTGTTCAGAGCGATGTAGAGTCTGCGATAGACTTTACCTGGGAGTTATTATTCTTATCGCCTTGGGAACTGGTGTATATTGGCATCCCTATGTCCGTGCTGGCGTTTTATGTATTAACCATTTACGCCATATTTAAAGCGATACAGAAGAAGTATTCGTAAAGGATCTTTGAATGGAAGAGGTTAACCAGTACAGAGTTGTTAAGGATTATTACGATCCAGAAGACAAGGAAACATGGGATGTAAAAGAATGGCATGACCATGAAGTCTTTGATAACTTTCAAGACGCTTGGGCAAAAATGAAAAGGCTGATAGGCTACGGTTTATTAAGCTGCACGGATATGTGGTGGCTTGATCGAAAAGGCGAGGATTTTGACATCCCAGACCAAAACCGATCCCGTAAGTTGCCTTGGCGCGTTGAGTGGCTGTAATTGATTTTTGTGCCACTTGTGACACTTATGCCACTTGTTTAGACAAGACCAGCGTAATTCCTGTAAGTACTTACTAACCTTGGAGGCCGCATGGATAATGATCCTAGCGATAACCTTGAAGAACAACCTAAACGCCGTGGTGGCCCTACCAGGGCTGAAATAGACAGCAAAAGTGCCAAACGGCACAATTCTGCCGGTGGCAGGAAGAAAATAGGCCGTCCCAAGGGTGATGCGGGCATTATCAACGAATACAAGGCCCGTATGCTGGCCTCTCCCAAGTCCCGTAAGGTCTTGGACTCTATTTTCAATGCCGCGATGGATGATGAACATAAGAATCAGGCTGCGGCGTGGAAGCTGGTGATGGATCGAATCTTACCTGTAGCCGCGTTTGAAAAGGATATTGTCCAAAATAACGGTAAATCCGCTATTCAGATCAATATTACGGGTGTCGGTTCTGTTTCGGAACCCACTGTAGAGCCTACAACCATCAATCAGACTACTATTGACGGCGATTCCGGTGAAATACTTCAAGATTGAAGAGTTTGACTGTCAAGAAACTGGCAATAATGAAATGGATGGCTTGTTTCTTGAAATGCTAGATCAATTACGGGCTAAATGCGGTTTTCCCTTTACGATTACGTCTGGCTACCGCGATCCTAAACACCCAATAGAAGCCAAAAAAGAAAAGCCGGGTACACATACTCAGGGTATTGCTGCGGATATTTACACTGTTTCTGGCGCTGAACGCCATATTATCCTTGCAAACGCCTTTAATATGGGTTTTGGTGGCGTTGGCATTGCTAAAACCTTTATTCATGTGGATAGCAGGGACACAACCCCTGTGGTCTGGACGTATTCATGACCCCTGAACAGCTCAACGCATGGCGAATAGTCCCAAGATTGCTAATGTTTGCAATGATTGCCATGACGTATCGTACTGTGGAGTGGTTTATGTCGTTACCTGACCCTAATCCTGAGCAGGCTGCACTAGTTTCGGTCATGACAGGGGCCTTAACTGGTGCGTTCGGTCTATTTTTGGGCAAAAAAGAATAATGGCTGACCTAAACGTCAGTCTTTTATCATGGCAGCAGGATGTTTTTGCTGATCCTACCCGCTTTAAGGTAGTTGCCGCAGGCAGGCGTACCGGAAAGTCCCGATTAGCCGCTTGGTTGTTGATTATCAATGGCCTTCAAGCCGATAAGGGCCATGTCTTCTATGTCGCTCCGACTCAGGGGCAGGCCCGTGACATTATGTGGCAAACCCTTATGGAATTGGGCCATCCTGTCATTGCTGGCTCTCATATCAATAATCTTCAGATCAAACTAGTTAACGGGGCTACGATTAGCCTGAAAGGTGCTGATAGACCCGAAACAATGCGCGGTGTCTCTCTGAAATACCTTGTCATGGACGAATACGCCGACATGAAGCCCGATGTCTGGGAGCAGATCCTCAGACCTGCCTTGACCGACCAAAAGGGTGAGGCGTTGTTTATCGGAACCCCGATGGGCCGTAATCATTTCTACGAATTGTACAAGTATGCCGAGCTAGGTGATGACGAAACCTACAAGTCGTGGCACTTTACGAGTTACGATAATTCTGTTCTGGATTCTGGCGAAATTGACATTGCCAAGAAATCCATGTCTAGTTACGCCTTCAGACAAGAGTTTATGGCTTCATTTGAGGCTAGAGGCTCTGAAATGTTCAAAGAAGATTGGGTTAGGTTTGGCGAAAGCCCAGAAGAAGGTGATTACTATATCGCTGTTGACCTAGCCGGCTTTGAGGATGTAAACAAGAAACGAACCAAGAATACAAAACTGGACGATACTGCGATTGCAGTTGCAAAGGTAAATGAGAATGGCTGGTTTGTGGAAAACATTATCTACGGTCGCTGGGGCCTTGATGAGACGGCTACGAAGATTTTTCAAGCCGTCCGTGACTATCGACCCGTCAGTGTCGGAATCGAAAAAGGAATCGCCAAACAAGCAGTAATGTCGCCGCTTTCTGACTTGATGAAGAGGTATGGCACGTTTTTTAGAGTTGAGGAATTAACGCACGGAAACAAGAAAAAGACTGACCGGGTGATGTGGGCCTTACAAGGAAGGTTTGAAAACGGCTATATCACCCTAAATCAAGGCGAATGGAATGTTAAGTTTCTTGACCAGTTGTTTCAGTTTCCAGACGTATTGACGCATGATGACCTGATTGATGCGCTGGCGTACATAGATCAGTTGGCTGAAGTAGCCTATGACTATGAATATGAAATCGAAGACCACGAAATTTTGGATGTGGTAGCGGGATACTAGAATGGCAGATGACTACAGCCCAGACCCCCTCATGGCAGAGCAGTCCATCGAATCGTGGGTTATTAACAAATGTGATGATTGGCGCGATTACTACGAGTCCAATTATGAAGACCGCTTTGATGAGTACTACAGACTCTGGCGCGGTCAATGGACTCCAGAGGATTCCCAGAGGGCTTCAGAACGCTCAAGGATTATTTCTCCAGCTTTGCAGCAAGCCGTAGAGTCCAATGTTGCAGAACTGGAAGAAGCTACATTTGGTCGTGGCAAGTTCTTTGATATTGCTGATGATGTAGTTGATGCACAAAAGCAAGATGCTTTGTTTTTACGAAACAAGCTGTCTGAAGACTTTGAAACTTGCAAGGTTCGTAAAGTTGTAGCGGAATGTCTGATTAACTCAGCCGTATTTGGTACAGGTGTAGGTGAGATAGTTCTAGAAGAAGTAAAGGAAATGGCTCCCGCCACTGAACCTATTATGGGCGGAGATCTTCAGGCGGTTGGCGTCAACATCACCGACCGTGTAGTCGTAAAGCTCAAGCCGGTATTACCTCAAAACTTCCTAATAGACCCTGTAGCGACCTCAGTTGAGGATGCCTACGGTGTTGCGGTCGATGAGTTTGTCAGCCGCCATAGCGTTGAGATACTTCAGGAACAGGGTGTATATCGCGAGGCAATGATCGAATCTGCCTCACCGGATACCGATCTGGAACCCGATCAAGACCTGACTATCTATAATGATGACAAGGTTCGTTTAACTAAATACTACGGCCTTGTACCCAAAGAGCTTCTGGAAAAGGAAGATGTCGAGATAGAAGAAGACTCGATGTATGTCGAGGCAATTGTTGTAATTGCTAACGGTGGCGTATTGCTCAAGGCTGAAGTTAACCCCTACATGATGAACGACCGCCCTGTTGTGGCGTTTCCTTGGGATGTAGTGCCTGGACGATTCTGGGGTCGTGGTGTTTGTGAGAAAGGCTATAACAGCCAGAAGGCGTTGGATACAGAGCTTAGAGCAAGAATAGATGCGCTTAGTCTTACTATTCACCCAATGCTGGCCGTTGATGCTACAAGACTTCCGAGAGGGGCCAAACCCGAAGTCCGTCCTGGCAAGATGATCTTAACCAACGGAGATCCGCGTGAAGTACTACAGCCGTTCAACTTTGGGCAGGTCAACCAGATTACGTTTGGTCAAGCCGCTGCGCTACAGCAAATGGTACAACAGGCTACAGGGGCGGTTGATTCTGCTGGAATCGCAGGCCAGGTTAATGGTGAAGCAACGGCCGCTGGCATCAGTATGTCTCTCGGCGCTATTATCAAGCGTCATAAGCGTACTCTTATTAACTTCCAACAGTCCTTCCTCTTGCCCTTTGTAACCAAAGCGGCACACCGTTATATGCAGTTTGACCCCGAAAACTACCCTGTAGCGGACTATAAGTTTGTTGCTACGAGTACCTTGGGGATTATTGCTAGAGAATATGAGGTTTCGCAGCTAGTGCAGTTGCTTCAGACCATGAAACAGGACAGCCCTGCTTACTCAATACTGATGCAAAGCATTATTGAAAATATGAACCTCAATAACCGCGAGCAGTTGATTGCGGCTATGCAACAGGCGGCACAGCCTAATCCTCAAGCCCAGCAGATGGCGATGATGGCGCAACAGGCGCAGGTAGCCTTGCAACAAAGTCAAGCAGCGGCACTAAGCGGTCAGGCCGCAGAATCTCAGGCTCGCGCGCAAAAGTTGGCAGTCGAGGCCCAACTGGCCCCACAAGAGCTTCAGATAGATGTTGTTAATGCTGTAACCAGAAACATGAAAGAAGGTAACGAAGATGACAAAGAGTTTGAAAGAAGACTCAAGGTTGCAGATAGACTTCTCAAAGAAAGCGAACT